TTTAGAAAGGCAGCAACCAGTCAAATAGCTGGTGGTACTGGAATTACAATAACAAATCTTTATGTAGCACCAGAAGAAGCAGTAGGTACTATAGAAGAAATCGGTTTTTTTAGCGGTAGTGCTGCAACTTCAACTGCAAATTCTGGAATATTATTTGCAAGAGTTTTGTATAGTCGTACAAAAACTGCGGTAGAATCAATCCAGATAGAAAGGACTGATACTATTGGCTAACGTTGGTGGTTATTACACACAACAAACATGGGTAGCTGGCGCAACTCCATTAAGCGAAGCTGCACTTAATAATATTGATTCTGGAATTGAAGGTTTACAAAAACAAGGTGTTATCAAAAATGGTACTAATATAGCAGAAGATAAAACACTACCTAGTGGAGAAAACTACATGTTAGTTGCACCGATAACAATAGATAGTGGAAATACTTTAACAGTAGAAGGAAGATTAAAGATTTTATGAGTGAATTAAGCGTAGATACATTATCTGGTTCTAGTGGCGTAGTTGTTACTATTAAAACTGGACACACACTTACATTAGTTGAAGATTTAGATGCAGGTACTGCAAAACTTACTAATGTAGGAGAACCAACTGCATCAAGTGATGCTGCAACAAAAAATTATGTTGACACACAATTATTAACATTAGATACATTAGGAGAATTATCTAACGTAACAATTACTTCAGTTGCAGACAACGAAGTTTTAGCGTATGATTCTACAAGTTCAGAGTGGATAAATCAAACTGCAAGCGAAGCTGGATTAGCAACATCTGGAGATTTATCTTCTCATACTTCAGATACTTCTAACCCACATAGCGTAACCGCTGCACAAACTGGCGCTACAACAACTGCAAATAAAATAACAGACTTTACTGCACCAACAAGTGATTTGGATATGAATAGTAATAAAATTACTAGCGTATCAGACCCAACACTTGCACAAGATGCTGCAACAAAGAATTACGTAGATACACAAGTAGCTTCTAAAGATGCTTTATCTGAATTATCTGGTACATCTGATGATATTACTGAAGGTACAACAAACTTATTTTTAACTAACGAAAGAATTGATGATAGGTTTAATGATTTATTTCAAGCTGGTACTGCTTTAACTGGTACTTATGATGATGCTTCTAACACATACACATTAAATGTCGATTCTTTAACAAATGCAAATATTGATGCAGCTGCTGCTATAGACCAGTCTAAGTTAAATCTTTCTATAACTAATTCAGAAGTAAACGCTTCTGCTGCAATAGATGCAACTAAAATACATGATGGTTCAGTAACTAACGCAGAGTTTGGATATATCGGTGGACTTACATCTGATGCGCAAACACAATTAGATGCAAAACTTGCACTAGCTGGCGGTACTTTATCTGGAAATGTAGCTTTTGGAGATAATGAAGCAAGCGGAGTAGTTCTTAAAGATTATGCTGAAACTGATGTAGCAGTATCTTCTTCTTCTGGCGTAGTTGCAATAGATTTAGCAAATGGTAATACTGGTTCTTTAACATTAACAGAAAATGTAACAGATATAGATTTTACAAATGTACCAACTGATGGAGTATCTTCATTTACTTTAAAAATTACACAAGATGCTTCATCAGCTTATACAGTAGCAATAAATGCGGTAACAGTTAATGGTGGCGGAGATGTAACTGCTAAAACTGCTGGTGGTGGTGGCTTTACAATGTCATCAACACTTAGTGGAGAAGATATAGTATCATTTTTATTTTTTGATGCTGGAACACCTTACTTAAACGCATTACAAGATTTTAGTTAAAGGAGTTTAATATGCCATTTGGGGCAGCTAGATTTGGATTAAGCGGCGGTGGTAGACCAGCTTTAGAAGTATCTTATTTAGTTATTGCAGGTGGTGGCGGTGGTGGTTCTGGTTATCATGGTTCTGGTGGCGGCGCAGGCGGCTACAGAAACTCATGGTCAGAAGATACTTATTCTGGACGTAATTCTTCTTTAGAAAGTGTACTAACTTTAAATACAGGCACAGGTTATACAGTACAAGTAGGCGGCGGTGGCGGCGCTAATGGCTATGGTGGTAACTCAATATTTAATAATGTAACTTCATCTGGTGGCGGTAAAGGCGTGAACGCCTCGCAGAACGGAAATAATGGCGGTTCTGGCAGCGGCGGTGGCGGCGAAGGCGGTAATGGCGGCGGTTATGGCACAACAGGTCAAGGTTTTAATGGCGGCGGCGGTTCTCCAGATGGTGGCGCTTATGGCGCAGGCGGCGGTGGCGGCGCAGGCGGTAATGGCGGCGGCGGAGATGGCAACAGAGGTGGTAATGGCGGCGTAGGTTTACACTCTAATATTTCTGGTTCTGATATAGGTCGTGCTGGCGGTGGCGGCGGTTCAGTTTTTAACAACGCTGCTTCGGGTACAGGACAAGATGGCGGCGGTACTGGAGAAAGAGGTAGTGGTGGTACTACAGGTGGCGCAGTTAATACTGGCGGCGGCGGTGGTGGTCGAGATAGAGAAGGCGGAACAGGTAGTGGTGGTTCTGGTGTTGTAATACTAAGATTCCCAGATGCTTATACTGCTACTGGTAATAATACTATTGTATCTAACCAAAATTCTGGTGGAGATGGTAATACAATAATGTTAATTACTTCTGGAAATGGAACAGTAACTTTTTCATAATGGCACATTACGCAATATTAGATGAAAACGATTTAGTTGTTGAAGTAATTACTGGTCGTGATGAAACAGATACTATTGATGGTGTAGAACAAAATTGGGAAGCTATTTATGCAGAACTACATGGTGTAGAACCAGATAAATGTAAAAGAACTTCATACAACACAGGACATAATAAATATTACAATAGTGATAATACTTTACACGATGACCAAACAAAAGCTTTTAGAGGAAACTATGCAACTATAGGATGTAAATATGATAGAGAAAACGATGTATTTTATGCAGCTAATGTTGGTGGCGACAGTTGGATATTAAATACAAATGGTTATTATTATGAACCACCAATACCATATCCATCAGATGGTCATAAATATAATTGGCATGAAGATATAGTAAATTGGGTAAAAGTAGCAGATTCTACAGACTTAGACATAGAACATCCTTAATAAATTATGTCTAATCCATTAGACATACACAAATGAAGAATTATTTTATAAATTGACAACTAAATTTATAGAAGATTATACTAAATTTAATGGAAAAAATACCAATAGAGATTCATCCTAAATCAGAATCTCATCAAACATTAATGGAGTTATATCCACCAGAGTTAGCAAATAAATATTTACCAGAGTGGTATAAAAAACAAAAAATATATTCAAGAGATACAATTCCAAAAACCAAAGATTTAAAAAATTGTCCAGCAATACAAGATATTATGACTTCTGGAATAATTATTCCAGCATGGAGTGATATTCTTATTGAAAAATTTAATGCTGATGGTAAATGGGAGTGGCAAGCTACAATAGGGATGAGTTATGCTTATACAAATGATGCGGAGTGGATATTACACCAACCAGAAAATCAATTTAAAGGTTTAGAAAAAGAAAATTTTAAAATTAATATTGTTAAAGGTTATGGCGCTTTAAAACTAGCTAGTCCTTACTGGTTTAAAACTCCAAAAGGTTATGGTATTGAATTTACAGACCCATTTTACCATCACAGAAGAAACATAAAATTATTTTCTGGTCGTGTAGAAAGTGATAAGTGGCATGAAACTAACTTCCCATTTGAATTTTATCACGATGCTGATGATTTAGAAAAACATCAAATTATTGTTAGAGCTGGAGAACCTCTAATTATGCTAACACCTTATAAAATATCTGAAAAAGTAGAGTTAAAAAAGTTTGATTATGATATAGAATTTAATAAAGAACAAGTAAAAAATTCACAAATTTTATCTTCAGTAACTAGCGACTGGTTAAGATATAAAAAATATAAAGATGAACTTCGTACTGAAGAATAAAAAAATTAATGTTAAGTACACCTTATTAACAAATAATTACAAATTAGATTATATAAATTTAGGTATATTTCAAAACATAGAAAAAAAACATATAGATAATATAGGATGTCCTTCTACAAACTCTTTAAAAAATAGATTATATAGTGTTAAAGCACCAATTAGTGTAGATATAAAGTTTAATCAAAATAATTACGAATATTTATTTGATACAAAAATACATAAAGGCAATAAACACATGCACAATTTAATTAAACAATCAATTAATTTAAACAATAACGATAAAGGTATTACCAGTTTACAGTTTCTTACACCATATTTAATTATTACAGATAGTAAGGATTTAGAATTTTCTATACTTGAACCTAATGTATATACAAAAAATGTTAAATATGTATCTGGTTCATTAATGCCATACTCATGGTTAAGAACAATAAATAGCGCTTATGTTCTTAATCAAAATGTAAGTGAAGGTGTAATTAAATACAGACAAGATAAACCGATGTTTGATATTTTGTTTAACAAGGAAATAAATTTAGAGTATGTAGAACCATCTGAAAAAATAATTAATTACTGGTATCAATGCAAAGACATTACTTTATATACTTCTAACATACAAAAACATTATAAATATATTAAAACACGCAGACCCAAGAAGTTATTATGATATAATCCGAATCATGGATTTTGTAATCGGATTATTAATAGGTTATTTTTTAAAAGAAATTAGTTTATTTATTAAGCGAATAAGTAATTGGGATTTAGATAACAGAAGTTATTTTGATAAAGAGTGGGATTTCTTTTCGACAAATAAGGATGACCTTCCATAATGTGCATAGTAACTACTAAAGAAGATGGTTCTTTTGTCCAGATATGCAACTGCAAACATGGTAGTGATTGTTGCAAGGATAGAAAATGACAAATTCAGACAACTACACACAGAAAGAAATGACAAATAAAATTATGATTGATATAGAAAAGATTTTTAATAAATTAGATGAACTTCAAAAAGATATAAACACAAGACCTACTAGAGCGGAGATATATGGATGGATAATCGCTGGAATATCCATCGCAACACTTGTAAACGTTTTAATGTAGGAGAACAAATGAAAATAGATATGAAAACTATCAAAACATTATTGATTAGTTTTGTTATTGGCGCTTTTGGATGGGTATTTAACTCAATAGAAGAGATAAAATCACATCAAAACGCATGCGATGCTATGGTAATGGAACTTAATAGTGAACTAGATATGCTAGAAAGCAGCTTTAATCAATTACTATTTAAGTTACAAGGATAATGGCAGAATACTTTTACACAAAAGACTGCGATAACTGCTTACAACCATTTTATGATGATATAGATTCTGATATATGTCATAAATGTTTGGATTACACATAATCTAGACTAAGGTTATTCTATGGCAACACCAGACCACGTAAAAGCACAAATAAAAAAGAATAATCTTGAAGGTGTTAATAAACCTAAAAGAACACCTAATCATCCTACTAAATCACATGTTGTTATGGCTAAAGAAGGTAGTAAATATAAATTAATTAGATTTGGTCAACAAGGAGTAAAAGGCGCTGGTAAAAGTCCATCTACTAAATCAGAAAAAGCACGTAAAAGTTCTTTTAAAGCAAGACATGCTAAGAATATAGCAAAAGGTAAAATGTCAGCTGCATGGTGGGCAAATAAAGTTAAGTGGTAATATACAATATTTAGTATAAAACTGATAACTTAACACTACATCTGGTATCATTGGATTAAATGTA